GCCAGACGCCTGACTGGGCTGATGGACTACCGATCACCTGTGAGAGTGGCACAGGCAAATCATATGGAGAATGTGAGTGACAAAAGTATGGCCGTGGTCCTTTAGCAAGATCAAAGATTTTGAGCAGTGCCCTAAACAGTTCTACCACAAACACGTCTTGAAGGAGGTGCCGTTTGTGCAGACAGAAGCTATCTTGTACGGCAATGAGTTTCACAAGATGGCAGAAGACTTCATTTCCAAGGACGTACCTGTACCTGCGAAGTTTAGTTTTGCGGCCAAAGCCCTAACATCTTTGAAGGATAGGAAGGGTGACAAGCTATGCGAGATAAAGATGGGTATCACGGAGAACCTAGAGGCTTGTGACTTTTACGCCTCTGACGTTTGGTTCCGTGGTATCGCTGATCTAGTGATACTGAATGACGAAGTGGCAACAGTTGTAGACTACAAGACGGGCAAGTCTTCTAAGTATGCAGACAAGGGGCAGTTAGAGTTGATGGCTCTTGCGCTCATGGCACGTTACCCACAGATCAAAAAAGTTCGCGCTGCGCTGCTGTTTGTGGTGTGTAATGACTTGGTGAAAGACACCTACATGGAGTATGATAAGAGTAAGCTGTGGGAGAAATGGCTCGGCAAGTATGGGCAGATGGAGACCGCGGCAAAAGAAGACATGTGGAACGCACGGCCTAACGGGTTGTGCAGACGCTACTGTCCTATCATCGAATGTGTTCACAACGGAGCAAACTGATGCCATACAAGAACCCCAAAGACCGTCCCAAGCAAAAGAACGCGCCTGTAGGCAGTAAGACGTTTGAAGCACGAATGGAACGCCAGCGAGCCCGCCGCAAGATGGATCGCACCAGCAAAGATGCTAACAATAACGGTAAGGCTGACAAGCGCGAAGGCAAAGACGTTAGCCATAAGAAAGCCCTGTCGAAGGGTGGTACAAACAAAGACGGTGTGACGGTGGAGAGCCGCAGCAAGAACCGCGCAAGAAACTACAAAAAGAAAAAGTGATTTAGGGAAATCCCTAAATAGGAGAACACGATGCAGATTATAGATGGTAAGGCGTTGCTGTTGAAGCTACGCAACCCGAGACGTGTCACTGAAGTGATACCAAAGAGCAAAGCGGTTGAAGACCACGAGGTGCTGGTGAAGTGGGGCATCGACGAGGCACTCAGCCTACGCAAGCTGAACATTGATGTACCCTCTCCGATCAACGGGAGGTACGAGTGGACGGGTAAGTATGCGCCGTTCGACCACCAGAAAAAGACCGCTGCGTTTTTTACGATGAACCAGAAATCCTTTTGTTTTAACGAGCAAGGTACAGGCAAGACCGCTTCAGCCATCTGGGCTGCTGACTATCTAATGAAGCAGGGTAAGATCAATCGCGTACTTGTTATATGTCCCTTGTCTATCATGGACAGTGCGTGGCGTGAGGATTTGTTTACGTTCGCCCCGCATCGCAGTGTGGACATCGCCTATGGCGCGGCTAAAAAACGTCGAGAGATCATAGAGCAGGGTGCTGACTTTGTGATAATAAACTATGACGGGGTTGAGATCGTCGCTGATGCAATCATAAACGGGGGCTTTGACCTTATCATTGTAGACGAAGCCACACACTACAAGAATGCACAGTCCAAACGATGGAAGGTGCTTAAACGGATTGTCAACGAAGACACATGGTTGTGGATGATGACGGGTACACCCGCTGCGCAGTCTCCACTCGACGCTTACGGGTTAGCTAAGATGGTCAACCCCAATGCTGTGCCAAGGTTCTTTGGTTCGTTCCGTGATATGGTTATGACAAAGGTAACGCAGTTTAGGTGGGTGATAAAACCTCACGCATCGGACACAGTGTTTAACATCTTACAACCTGCCATACGTTTTACCAAAGAAGAATGTCTTGACCTGCCCGATATGACATACGTCAAACGCGTGGTCGAACTTACGCGCCAACAGAAAAAATATTATGACCTGCTCAAGAAGAGTATGACCATGACTGTGGGCGACGACGAAGTGACCGCTATGAACGCAGCGATCATTATGAATAAGCTCCTGCAAATATCTGCTGGTGCTGTGTATACCGATGATGGTGATACGTTAGAGTTTGACATCAAGCACAGGTACAAAGTGCTGAAGGAAGTGATCGACGAGAGCAGTCAAAAGGTTCTTGTGTTCGTGCCTTTCAAACACACTATTGACATATTGACCGACAAGCTGCGTAATGACGGGGTTGCTACTGAAGTAATTCGGGGGGATGTACCCGTAGCAAAACGAACCGACATATTCAAACGGTTCCAGAATACCCCCGATCCAAGGGTGCTAGTCATCCAGCCGCAGTCTGCGGCGCATGGTGTTACGTTAACTGCAGCGAACACGGTGGTGTGGTGGGGTCCAACCTCCTCCTTGGAAACATATGCCCAAGCTAACGCACGGGTTCACAGGTCGGGCCAGAAGCACCGATGTACTGTCGTGCAGTTGCAAGGCTCTGCCGTGGAAAAGCGTGTTTACTCACTGTTAGATAACAGAATAGACGTACACACAAAAATGATAGACTTATACAAAGAAATACTTGACTAGGGTATTTTATACCACTAGAGTATAATTCTCGTTACTAGAGGAGAACGCAAATGACGGATCAGTCCGACATACCTGCGGATAAACTGACAAAAGCCTACATCAAACTACGGGCAAAAAGAGCAGAGCTATCCGCACGGTTTAAAGAAGAAGATGGAGCGTTGGTGCGCCAACAGGAAATCTTAAAGAACGCGCTGCTTGACTACTGTGAGAACCACAATGTCGAAAGCGTTAGAACCTCCGAAGGTTTGTTTTTCAGGTCCACTAAAACCAAGTATTGGACCAGCGATTGGGAACAGATGTACAGCTTCATAAAAGAGCATGATGTACCTGAGTTCTTAGACAGGCGGTTAAACCAAACCAATGTCAAACAATTCTTAGAGGAAAACCCAGACGTTCTGCCGAAGGGCATGAACATAGACACCGAGTATGTCATATCAGTAAGGAAAAAATAATGGCGGAACCATTTGTACCAATAGAGGATTTGGCAAAGCATTTTGCAGTGTCCATTTCTACTATCCGTGCGTGGGTGCGACAGGGGCATATCCCTAGGTCCACGTATATTAATATCGGTAATACATACCGTTTCAACAAGACTTCAGTGACCGAAGCCCTAACAGGTAAAGCCATAGAAGCCGAACAGGCCGAAATTCGTAATGAGCCTGTAGAAGAACAGTTGGAGTTTAACTTCGACGCCGACACAGACGCATAAGCCAAAAAAGGAGAACGACATTGGCAGACACTTACATTATTGAAAACGTAGAAGCACTATGGCCGAAGCTAGATCAGACGTACGCGTTTGATAAGAAGGCCAATCGTAGTATGCCCTGTGGTCCACGGGATGCTAACGCAGAGTTTTCCATTGCATTCCGCATGGACAACGCCACTGCAAAAGGTTTGTTTCAAGCCATGAGCGCAGCATACGCGGCAAACCGTGAAGACAAGTGGGCTGAGAAACTAGCCAACCCGTTTGTTAAAGATGACAACGGCACCATCACGCACAAGGCCGTGTTGAAGGGTTCGTATGGTGGACAGGTAACAAACAAGCCAGCCCAATACGACTCGCAGGGTAACATGCTACCGGAAGACTTTCAGTTGACCACGGGCAGCACTGTTAGCGTAGCGGTCAAGTTGGTGCCTTACGACTTCGGGGGTAAGCAGAGTGTGTCACTGCGCATTAATGCTGTACAAGTTATCAAGTATGTACCGCAGGAACGTGCCAACCCGTTTGGTGCTGTGGACGGTGGGTTCGTCATGGAAGACCCAAACCCGTTTGCATCGAAACCAAAAACAAACAACGTCTTGGCTATGAAGCCCTCCGTAGAAGAGGATAGCGATGACATGTTTGAAGCAGAGCCAGTGAAGAAGACCGTTAATAAAGCGGCTCCGGCTCCAGCGTCTAAAGGTGATCTGAACGACATCGTAGACAGCATGTTTGACGACGACTAGACACAAATCCACGGCTGCTACGGTGGCCGTGGTTACTCCTATGGTATGAGTGGTAACAATGATAAACAAAAGATTTTTAGATTTGGTGTTGGCGCACGAGGGCCACTACTGTGTGTGGGCTTTGAAAGGCGCTAAACCAAACGAACAGATCAAACAGAAATTTTACTCGTCTACTGATGAGGTGCTACAGGCAGCACGTGATCTCGACGCAAACGGGTGGAACGCTTTCTTTGCAATGGGCACGTTCTTTGAGGCTGGGTCTCGCGTAGCTACCAATATGCAATGGATGAAGTCTTTTTTCTTGGACCTAGACTGTGGACCTAACAAGGAGTTCCCGTCTCAAGAGGTGGCGATTGAGGAGCTACGGGTCTTCTGCGAGAACAACAGCCTACCTATCCCCACCCTGATTAACTCTGGACGCGGGGTGCATGTTTACTGGATTTTGTCTGAGCCTGTGTGCCGAGCAGACTGGTGGCCTGTCGCTGAACGACTGAAGAGGTTGTGCGCCGAGCAAGGTTTTGATGCTGACCCATCTCGAACATCTGATGCCGCTGGCGTGTTACGTGTGCCAAGCACTCACAACTATAAGTATGGTGAGCCACTACCTGTAGAATTTTATGGGGTGGAAGAACCTACGACTGTGGACTTCGATAAGTTCTCGGTTTTGTTAGGGGGTGATCCGATACCAGTACCCCAGAAACGCGAGGCATCCGCGACAAGCGCGTTTAGAGAAGCTCTACAGCAAAACTACAAAGGGAGCTTCCGGCGCTTGCTGTTGAAGACCAAGAACGGTACGGGCTGCGCACAGATAAAACACATAATCAAAAACCAGAGCACCGTATCGCACGACTTGTGGAGGGCTGGGCTGTCTATAGCTAACGTGTGTGAGGATAGCGCAGAGGCTGCACACGTTATGTCTTCAGAGCATGAAGATTATGATGTTCAAGCCACACTACGTAAGATGGAAGACACAGGTGGCCCACAGTTCTGCAGCACGATAGAGCGTTTTAACCCTGAAGGGTGCGAGGGCTGTCCCAATAAGGGTAAGATAACAACTCCTGCGCAGCTAACCAAAGAGGTTAAAGAGGCGACCCCAGAAGACAATGTCATAGAGGAAATAGACGGGGAGGATACGAAAACTATAACAATCCCCGCGCTACCTAAACCGTACTTTCGGGGTCAGAACGGCGGTGTGTATTTGCGTAGCACGAATGAAGATGGCGACACAGAAGAAGTATGTATATACCACCACGACTTTTACGTCACGCGTAGGTTACATGATGTGGAGCTTGGTGAAGTCATAGCGTTTGCACTGCACTTACCACGGGACGGAGTACGTGATTTTGTTGTCCCACTGTCGAGTGTCACTTCAAGAGAAGAGTTTCGTAAACACATGTCTATGCAGGGCATAGCAACATTCGGGAAGGACGTAGACAAACTGATGACATACACCGCCACATGGATACAAGAATTGCAGCAAACCACGACCGCCAGCGAGGCGCACCGGCAATTTGGTTGGGTGGACGACAAGAAGATGGACGAGTTTGTACTGGGCGATCAACTGATTACCGCAACAGACGTGGAGTATAATCCACCCTCTGCAAAAACTTCGGGGTATATAGAGAAGTTTAAACACAAAGGTACGCGAGAACGTAGTAGGGAGCTACTTGATTGGTATAACCGTGATGGCATGGAACTACATCAATTCACCGTATGTGGTGGTTTTGGTACTGTGCTCATGCCGCTTTCGGGTCTGTACAGTCTAGGCGTACATCTGTTTGGTGAAACAGGTGGCGGTAAAACAACTGCCATGTATGCAGCGTCATCTATATGGGGTGACCCTCGTGGGCAGATAGCCACGGGAGAAGATACAGTTAACTCGAAAATGAACCAAGCGGAACTTATGCACAACCTGATGCTAAACACAGACGAGTTGACAAACTTTACTCCTAAAGAGGCGTCAACGTACGCATATCAACTGTCTGAAGGGGTGCAGAAAAACCGTATGGCGGGTGGAGGTAACCACGAACGTGTTAGGGGTAAGCCTTGGCGGTTGCTGGCGTTCTCTACAGGTAACGTGAGTATATATGCGCAAATGTCTATGTACAAAAATAATACTAAAGCCGAGATGCAGCGTTTATTAGAGCTTAGAGTAGACGAGATGCCCCGCGTTCCTGTTGACCAGCGGGAAGCAGATGCGCAGCTTAGGGATATACAGTTAAACTACGGCCACTTTGGGCCAGAGTTTGTGCAGTATGTCATAAACAACAAAGAGACTATTGCCGCGGATTACGCACGGATAAAGGCCGAGCTAGACAAAGCAGCGGGGCTTAATAACGTCAACCGCTTTTGGTCCGGCGGGTGCACGTCTATATTGACCGGAGCCTTGGTAGCTAAACGTCTAGGTATAATATCTTATGACCTAAAGAAACTGTTTAAGTGGGTGGTTAACCAGTTAATACGGGTCAAATCATTCGTGGATGATAGCACTGCATCAGTACAGACACTGATAACCGAGTTTACGACAGAGCATTGGGGCAGCATACTAAAAATCAAGAGTACGGATACCGCACAATCAGCGGAAGGTATCTCGCCTTTGGTTATTCCCGACCAAAATCCAAGAGGTTCATTGGTTGCACGATACGAGACAGATACAAACATGCTCTACATTGTACCTAAACCGTTTAAGAGGTGGCTTGGGGAGCAGAAGCTAGATTACACGGGTGTGGTGGCAGGGATGCAGAAAGAGATGGGTGCCGTACGCAAACAAATGCGTTTGTCTAAGGGCACTAACTTACACCTGCCACCTATTCGAGCCATCGCTGTAGAGTTGAAAGGTTTTAGCGGTGTATCAGAAACCACTGAGGATTGATGATCTCGCGCCAGACGGGGTAAAGATTATCGTAGATTGGGACGCCATGGTGGTTGGAGCATCTATTTTTATACCCTGCGTAAACACTGTGAAGGTTAAGAAACAACTTGCAGATATAGCACAACGCAAAAGCTGGAACATAGAAGTCCGTGTACGCATAGAAAATAAAATGTTTGGGGTTCGCATGTGGAGAACAGTGTGATATATTACACTTGACAAGTCCCACTTACTTGTCGTTCTCCTCCTGTACCCCCGCTTGGCTAGGTTTCGCACTGCAATAGCGGGGGTTTTTTATTGCTTGTAGGAGTCTCGGATCATTTCCAGAGCATCACGATACAAGGGGCTTAGAGTTACCCCGTTATACATCTCTGAAGAAGTTTTGGCGTGTTGCTTCAATGAACGCTCTATGGATTTAGCGTTGATCTCTGCTTCAGGGTGACGAGCGTTAAATTTGTCAATCTCGTCGTAGATTTCCATCTCAGCATCAAAGTCACCCATGCGCTGCGCTATGTATAGCTTCTTATGTAGAGCGGAGCGCCGTTGCCCAACCGCGATGTCGATACGTTTGGTGACGCTATTCTGTTCTTGACGGAACGTATACTCTGTTGGTGGGAAGCCCAGAGCTTGAGCAATCAACTCACCGCCAGTCATGTCATCGTAGATGGGGTCGTTACGCCGCGTGTATATACCACCCTCCTGCGCGTACCTGCCGAAGGTAGATTTGTATGCGTTTGCCAGACCCGCTGGCATGATATTTTCAATGCCGCGTTGCGTATCTCCCTCTGAAGAGAACAGGTCAGAACCACCACGATACAGGCGGTTAGCTACGCTGAGTGCAGGCCCACCTACGTAGAACCCTATAGTTTCTTCTAGGGACGGATCATTGTTAAACCTGTTTTCTTGGATCAACAATCCTGTGAGCGCCATACGACTTGCAACGTCTATACCCGCGAGTTCAGTTACAGCGCCTTTGTACCAACCTTCACCCATGTACTGACGCACGAGTGTATCAAAATCTTCTTCCTCGTCATCCAAGAAGAACAGGTTAGCGATTAGTTTGACTGCGCCGTATAGCGGCAGACCTTGGACACCTGCGAAGAACAACGCTGATCCGTGCATACCGATAAGTTGTTTCACCGCGGCCTTACGTTCGGGTGATCCTTCTTTACCAAACAACGCACCCTTGTCACTGTCCATGGCGATCTTGGCGGTCTTCAACATGGTGTAGTACATCTGCAAACCGTAGTTTTTGTACATAAACGCAACGCGGCCAACACCTTCTCGCGCTATGCTAGGCGCGGTCTCTAGGAACGTACCACCGTTTGTTTGCTGTGTGTCGTAGATGGCCTGTTGCACGGCTTCTTCGATTTGCGCTGCGCTGGCGCTGTTTGGTTTACCCTTTGTCACGCTATCTAACGCTAGGTTGAACGATGCCATCAGCGTCACCTGACGGTTAAGTTGTTCCGCGTGGTTGAATAGCCAAGCAGACAGAACGGACGCGTTATCCAAAGCGTTACCGACTTTACTACCCTTTTTGATGCGGCTGCTTTCGTTTAGACCCATAGCTTCCGCTAGGAATCCTTGACCCAACAGACCCCGTTTTGCTGCAGTCTGCACCAAGGCTTCCATGTTGCGCAGCTCGGCTTCTTTGCCTTCAGGGAGCTTCAGCCCTCTCTTCAAGGTGAAGTTACCTTTGTCGGATATATCGTAAAAGTCCAAGATAGAGTTCGTTCCACCACCGCGTTTACCGCCCAGCAGTGTGTTGCCGTAGGCAGCTTTGATGGCTTTATACGTTTTTGTATACCCGTGTTTGCCTCCTAAGAACGGCGCTACAAGCAGAGGTATTTGCGATAAGTTAACCAGCGCAGAGGACGCGTTGAAGCCGATAGTGTAGATAAACGCAGTTTGATTAAGCCTACGTGCAATAGCTTCTACATCACCATTTTTAGCGCCCACCCGTGCGAACCGTGCGCGATCTTTTAATTCAGCTTTTACATCTCCAAACGCGGCGGTGAGTCGTTCAGCTCCTTTGCCGACAATACTTTTAGCCGCTGGCACCTCAAGGCGCTCAAAGGCGTCCAAGTCTTTTTCATACTGGCGTAAAAGCGCACCGTATTTAAGTTTGGCCGTTTGGCTTGCAAGAGTGTAGCCCTTTGTCTTGAGAGCATACACGGAGTCCTGCATGTACCCCGGTGTTCCCTTACGTTTCTGCAATGACCTAGCAAACGATGTCTCGGGCAAAGAGTTGATGAACAACTTGAGCACCTGATCTTTCACATCTTGTGGCACTTTGTTTTTGTCCAAGATGCTGAGTGTATCGTACGCGAAGCTCGGGTCAGTACCCGTACCTTTAAAAGTGTTCGCGGTTATCTCTTCAACAAACTCTACATTCTTGTAGTCTTTGTTTGCCTTGTACATTTTTGCGGCGTCATCACGTTCTGCGGCAGTGGTGAATGTCTGCACTACACTGGCTTCTCGTGAAGACTTAGGGTTTTTAACCTCGTAACGTAGCACGTAGTCACCATCACGCATCAGCGGGAAGTAAACATCTAAGGTGCTAGAGTCGAACAGCTTGGCAAAGATGTCTCTTTTTAGTTTAGCCGCGTCATCGGGGTTCTGTACCAACTCGTCAATCTGTTTAAGAACAACAGCTTTGAGCTTTTCGTACTGATCTTTGTACACTGCTCGCATCTCGTTGTAGACAGCTTGCCCGTCTGGCCCCAATGCGTTCCAGTCAGCGCGTTGTTTCTTCCACACTTCCAACAGGTCGTTACCATCATTGTCCATGCGAGGGCTACCGTCTTTGTTGATATACGTACCCTGTGGTTTTGTTGGGTCTACCTGATAGATAGTAGCGCCGTAGTCGTTGTCGTAGATCAAACGGTTTAGAGCTTCCGTACGCTTTTGCGCAGCTTCGGGTGTACCTTTGTTTAGCTTGGTTAATATTTTGCCAATCTTATCTTCAATCATTTTGTTGGCAGTTTGAATTTCACCACGTTGGTTGGATACCAACTCATCCAGATCGTGACCCATTCTGCCCAATCCGACTGATTCTGCTATGTCCCCAAGCCCTTGCAAACCTGTAAGTTTCAACAAGAGGTTTTTAGACTTCTTCGAGAACCCTTCCGATAAGAAGTCACGGGCACCATATTTAAATTGTTGGCGACTTTCCGCGTCTATCGACTTTTTCGTAGCTTGCACGGTGTCCTTCGTGAACTTCTTGACACCCTCGACAGTGGACATCATCGCCATCTGATTAGCGTTGCGGTATTTCGGTGCAGGTGCCAGTAACCCATCTACAAGTGCGTCTACTTCTTGCAAGGCAGTTATATTACGAGACTTCACAAACGGTAGGAACTTACTCAGGAAGTTGTTGGCTATGTTAAAGAACCGCTGCAGCGCGGTAACTTCTTCGCCCTTCATGTTTATGCTGGCTAAATCAGAACGGAACCTTGGATTGCTCTGCGCCTCAGACAAGAACTCGTCTACGTTTTGTGCGCCGTATGCACTGCCAAGGTAGCCATCCAAGTCTTTGAATAGCTTTTTCATCTGTATGGCAAACCCGTTTTTAGGGTCAGCCAATGCTGCCGACATCCCTGCGTGGGACATCTCATGGAGTATCGTGTGCGTGTTGATACCAGCATCCGCGTCAAGCGAAATCGTGTTGGTCTTTGGATCAAACAACCCTGCAACGGGGCGACCATCCTCGGCTTTGAGGTTCTTCTTCACAATAACTTTTGTGTCGCCTACTACTTTCAGGAAAGCATTTGCTGTTTGCCGAACTTGGCGCACGGGATTTGTAAGTGCGATATTGGATAGCACATCGCCCAAGTCACCTTTTTTAACTGCGTCTTCTACAGTGGGGTGCAGCGGCAGGTCTAGCCCGACTACCGCACCTAAGTCGAGCGCCATGCGGCCAAACGCGGGGTCTTCCATAGCCTCGCGTACTGCATCAATGTTTGGATACACATCAGGAAAATCTTTGACCAACTCTTTGGGGTCAGCGTAGCCACCGACTATAGCGGCTTCCAAGCTCTTGCGATCTTGTAGTAGCTTCTTATCACGTGCGGACATGACACGATCAGGACCGCCTTCAAACACGACAGCACGGACTTGGTTTAGTTGTATCTCTTTAGCGCGTCGATCTAATTTCTCGTTGGCTTCTTTGCTCAAGTTGACCCGCGCCCACGCGATAGCTCTGTTTGCAGGTGACACTTGTCCTTTTGTAGCTGGAATACCGCCCATAAACTGGCGAGCTTCTACCGCTGCTCGTGCTGTGCTGTCGTTTGTGCTTTCGTTGGTGGCCATCGGGGTGCCGTTTATCTGGTCAAACAACGCCATGCTCAACCCATCGAACGGGTTAGGGTACGCACGTAGATACGCAACAACAGGCGCGACTTCTTTCTTACTTTTGTCGCTTTTGCTAAACCCAGCTAGTATCTTGTCTTTAATCTTCTTGTTGTCTGCGTTGCTAAACGGGTTGGTTGTTGGAACCTCTTGCTTGCCCCCAAATGCTTCCTTGACCACCGCAGGTGTTTCTTCTTCGTACAGACGTGCTACTTGTCTCGCTTCTGGTTCTGCCTTTTTAGGACGCGCAACGCCTTTAATACCCGCTGGTATAGGGCCACGTTTGGCATCTGCCGGAATTGTTTTGCCACCTAAAGCGGAACGTCTGCTGGCACTGTTAGTCTCGTTGCGATTGCCTGCAGGTTCTGTCTTCTGTGTAACAGGTTTTGACTTAGACTCTACCTTGGCCTGCGCCGTCGGCTGGTTAACTTTCCGAGGTGTAGGAGTGACAGTCCCTAGTGGATCACTGCTTGACTTTGTTCCGTCACCAGTGATTCCATCACGAGGCAAAGCTGATCCCATTCCATTGTCGTCAGGTGTTGTAGGCTCTCCGGTACGACGAACGGCCCCATCTCCTCCGTCTGCACTGCTTGGTCGATCACCCGCAGGGCTAATTCTACTTCTTGTTGGGTCAGGTCTTTTAGCACTAACATTAGCTTTCCTTTCGGGCGCTGTTAACGGTTCCCCCGCAACTTCAGGGACAGCAACACTCGCTCTTAACGGTGTAATACCCTTGGGTGCTACTCTAGCCTCCATTGCTAGTTGTTCAGGGTCTTTTGCCTCCTCACGCGCGGCTATAGCTTCTACCGTAGGGTCTTTTGCGCGTATCACATCAGACGCACGGCGCAGGCTTTCCATTTCTTGCGGTGTCGCCTTGGCGTTTGCAAGACCTGCATTTGTTAGCGCCGTCTCGTAAAGGTTACGCAATGCTTCGGGTCTACGAACTTCCCCTGCGTTGGCTACTGTGTCTTGTAACACTTTAGTACGCGTGGCTTCTGTTTGCGCCGCTCGGTCTGCGTCTAGTTTACCTTGCGCTGTTTCCGCGGCTGACTCGGCTTTTGCACGAGCTGCTAATGCTTGACGATTTTCTAGGTCTTGCTCTGTTGCACCCGCTCTACCTTTGCGCACAGCGGCGCTGGCGGTAGCGGTAACGTCTTCGCCTATCATGTCTACAAGATCACGTTCTGCGGCGGGCCTTACAAACTCAGGTGCTTCCGCTTCTTCAAACAGGGTTGCGTCCATATACTGTTCGGGGTCTCTAAGTTCTTCTGGTCCCAGACGGCGGCGTTCGCGTTCTACCTCTTGCGCAAATAAATCAGGTTGTTCAAACGCGGCCACGTCATCCCGTTGTGCAGCGCGTATACCCTCACGCTCTCTGGCCTGTTCGTCGGCAACCTGATCTTGAGCCTCCGTTACCATATCTCGCATATCTCGTGTATCTGCGGCAGGGCGTTGTCGAGCTGCTTCTAATGACGCTATTCCTCTACGAGCCGCGTCTCTTTCACGTTTATTCCTTTCAAAAAACTTGTCGTCTTTTGCTTCAAACTCAGCAATCGCCTCACCCATAGGACGGCGCATTACCGTTTCTTTTTCTCGTTCTAGTTCTTTAGCGCGGCGTGCAAGCGTCTCTTCAGGCTGACTAAATAAATCTCCTTGGCGTGGGTCTGGTCCCTCTGGGGCTTGCCCTAAATCTTCGTCAGGAAACAATTCACCTTGTTCAGGGGTTGCTTCTTGTCGTTGTGGTGCTTGTCCCAAATCTTCGCCGGGGAACAACTCGCCCTGCGGCCCCGCATCTGTTGCAAGTGCGCCGTCTGCTGTACCGCCTCGGGTTCTAGGTGTGACAAGTTCTAACGTGCCTTGGATGATGGCACCAACTGTACCGCCAAGCGCAGCTTCTTCTCCTGTACCTTCGACTAGACTTTGTTCCGGTTTGTAAACTTCACGGGCAATTAGGTTCTGCGCTACGGAGGACACTGCTTCCTGCCCTGCTTCGATGCCGCCTTGTTCCACAATCCGTGCAAGTGCATCGGTAATCTTTTGTTTCTGTGCTTTGTTTATAACAGACAAGAACTTGATGGGTAAGAGTTCTAGCGCACCGGGGATTATACCCAACAACGCTGACAGGTTACGATCTTCTACAGAAGCGCCTTCGGCTCTGGCACGTTCACTTGCTTCACCTGCACCTGCTGATACTGCTAGCCCCACACCTGCTATAGGGTTTATCATGGTGGTAGCTGCAAGTCCGGCAAACGAACCTGTGGCTTCACTGACTTTGCGTGGTATGCTTTCTTCTAAGTTGAAGTCTGGGACTACGTAGTCTTGCACCGCGCCGCCAACAGCCTTGATGCCATCTCGTACAACGTCTTCTGCGCCTTCGGGTAGTAAAGCTGCGAGGCCCAAGGCACCCGTTTCCACCATACCTGCAGCGCCACCAATAAGACCTTTAGGAACCTCACCCAAGTAGTCGCCAAACGTAGGTCTTCTACTACGTGCGATGTTACCTGCTAATTCCTGCTGCGTGCCGTAGTATTTCTCTAACCCTGCGCGTAACTTACGCTCTGGCGCACGTTCTTGCTCGGCCATAGTGTTGTTGTAGATTTGAACAATCTGTTCTTTGGTCGCCCCAGACGGACCCTCTACCTGTACTTTATTGCCAGTTTGGTCGGTTAATTCATAAAGTGCCATTGGTAGCCCTTATTGTGGTCCAGTAGGAAGCTCGCTTATAGATACGTCGTCCGGGTCTAGCCGTCGAGGCATACTTTGTATCGCAGTGTTACCAGCCCGTATTTGCTGTATACGTTGGTTAAGCGTAATCATATCTGCGTAGTTATCGGCAAACGCGCTATACATGCTGGTCAAAGTTTCGATTGTAGCTCTTTTAATTTTATTAAGCTCCGCGTTTAAACGGTCATACTCTACCGGGTTTTCAGCTCGTGACAGTTGCCTTAACTTTTGCTGCAGAGCTAGAGCTTGCGGATCGTTCTGCATAGCCTCTGTAATCATAGTGGTAACAGTCGCGGCTCTCGCATCCGCGAGTTTCTGTAGCTCTATCTCGCTGGTAAACAACTTCTCGTTTAGTTTTAGCCGCTCTTCAGATTTAGCTTTTGCTACTTCGAGCTTCTGCTCTACTGCGGCTGCACGGGATTTATTTTCATCTTCGGAAGCGGAAATATTGATTCTAACTTGATTATTAACATCGTCCGAGTTTGCAGCGACGATCTCCCGCAACGCGGCTCCTTGTCGGCTCAGTGCTTCACGCGCGGCATTAAAGTCGCCCTTAGCAACGTCTTGTTCGTACCGTTTATTTTCGATGTTGACGGCATTTCGTTCACGTTGTGCTTGTAGCGCACGGTTTTCTTGGTCTGTAAGAAGCCCTCGTGCCCCAGTGATACCCGCGCTTCTACGCGCCTCTGCACGAGAACCCGCATTTTCGCCAGACTGCGCTCCATAAGACGCGATACCAGTATCTGAGGCTATACCTGTGTCTTGAATACTCCGCAGTGTTTTTAGTCCTCCACCACGGCGTTCGTCTTGCGCAAGCTGCGCAGCTACGTAAGCGGAACCCATGCCACCAGAACCTCTACGTCCTCCAGCAAGTGTCTGCATATCAGCAAGTCGTTTTAACCGCGCTGGGTCTAATGTCTCCGCCTGCAGCGCACGCTCATCTGCTTCTTGCTGTGCGTAGGTTGCGGCTTTACCCTCACGATCAAAGTAAGTGTCAGAACTTGCTCTTGCGTTTTGTATGGCAGACGCTGGGTCCGCGGTCATGTCTTGAGCGTAACGCGCAGTTAGACTACGCAATATTTCTTGCCCCTGCTCATCGTACGGTGCAGCTACAGCTTCCAACGGCGCAGCTTCCAACGGCGCTACTTCGGCCATTTTAGGAACTTCACCTGCTTGGTCAGTCATTTCAGTAATAGACTTATCCAATCGTGCGGTATCCGCCGTTTTTGGCACTACAGGTTGGTAAGATGTCTGCACATCCCTGAAGAAGTCCTCTTGCTCTGCGGGTAGGAAAGTCACGTTACCTGTCACCGGGTCTATTTCTGGAGCTTCCGACTCTACGGTTGCCAGTGGGTCTGCGGCGTCCACAGTATCTTCTGGAGGAGTAACTGAAGCACTCATGGGAATTGCTGGGAGCGCGGATAGATCAGTCATACCCGAATCAAATTCTGCGTCCGCCAATGCAATTAACTGTGCTTTACTCAAATCGTCCGCCGCTGCTAACACATTTTTAGCATACGCCCGCTGTGCATCAGACTGCGCACGTAATGCTCCCGCTGGAGACGCAAACACACCGTACTTGGTTTTTACTTTTTGTTTCAGCCGTTGTAGCGCCATATCTTCACCGACACTATCTACTGTAGTACGGAACCACCGACCAAAAGGAGACGACACTCCTTCACCTTCAGCAAAAGATACAATACCGCCTTGGGCCATGCGAACAGGTGCATTGGGACGCTGTGCGTTCCTTGCCATAAGCATACCTTCGACACCGCCACCTTGAGCAGGACGTGCAGGAGGACGCGCGGCACCCCCCATAAGACCCGCAAGACCCGCGCCGGGGCCGGGTTGGGGTCGAGAAGCGTTTTGCGCTAGTTTATCCATATTCTTTTGCTGCATGGCCTGCTTCTGGTCGAGCGTGCCTTTTGTGTTAGCCGCCAACTGTCCAAGCGTACCGCCCATCTCTTGTTTTACTAGGTCTAGGGCTTCTTGTTCACGTTGTTGCGCTATGGTGTTGGGGTTCTGCTGCGCTTTCATCTGCATATCGGCGGCTACGGCTTTCTTTTCAGCCGTGAGTTTTTGCAACGCCAACAGGTCCAGAAGCTCTTTGTTCTGTCCGTAACGCTGTTGTAGTTTCTGTGGGTCGCCTCGATAGGCATCCATACGCGCTTCTACTTGTGCGTCTAAACCGCCGTTACCTAATGCCATAATTTAACCCTCATATTCACGCTTGTGTATCGCCGCGGGCGACGGGTCTAGGGCTAGTCAATGGTGCGCTTGACGTGCCGCCACTACTACCCCCAAACAAACTTTCGTATAGCGCCATAACATCACTAGCGCCCGTGCCCATTTTCTCAAGGAACCCCGGTTCTTCATACTGCACTGTTTGTGCACCAATCGGTAACCCCTGCAGAAGTGACTGCATATACTGTACCTGCTTATACGGGAAATCACGCTCTTCTTCAAACTGCAGTCGATCTGCGGTAATACCCTCAGATTCAATACCCCGCTGCACCGCGCCCATATCAGCAAGCCCCTGCAATCCAGAAATCCCGTACTGATTTATTCTATCTTGCGCGGTCATGGCACGATCTTGAGCAGTGTTGAACTGGCTTAATCCTCGGTCGTACGCATCTGCATAGCCCTGACCTGTGATAGCCGAGAGATTTTGACCTAAGTTGCGGTTAGCTTCTGCGTTGAATAGTGCTTGAGCAGACCCCCCGTAAGCCCCTGCAAACTTGTTGGCATTCTGCGCTGCAGTGATGCCTGCTTGGCGTCGTGCTTCTTCTAACTGCGGGTTCAACGACGCTTGCAGGTATGGGTTCATGTACTGCTGTGCCACGTCTCCCGTAAACTGCTGTTGTTCGTATCCACCTGTACCCATCTGGTCTGTGGGTAACGTAAGACTACCAAGCCCTTCAAATGCTTGAGATTGTAAGCCGGAAGCACCCGCCGTGAGTGGCCCCATGTACGCGTTATAGGCTTCGCTACCAAGAGCTTGGCCTTTACCGAGCATGTCAGTTACATAGTCACCTGCATATGTCGCCAAACCAGATTCAGCGCCTGTTTTGATCGGCTCTTCACCAGTGCCTGTAAGTACGGGAGTAACCATAATTTACCTCCTACGCAGGTATAAATTTGTTAGGGTCTATCTCTTTACCCTGTTTCGTATTGCCAGTACGTGCTTTACGCACGCGAGACATCATTTCTTTTAGTACCTTTGCGCCAGCATCGGAGTTACCGTTACCAAGGTGGCTCACAACATCTGCGGGTATAACGAACTCACCGTCACTCAACCGCGCTTCTTGCACGCCATCTATATTAGCGGGTACTTTGTCTGCCATGCCATCACTTGCACCGTTTAAATACTGGCCCTTTTTAAGCGTGGCTATACCACCTGCGGCTAGTTCTTGTACCTCATCTTGTACAGGAACGGGTGTACGTGGACCCCCGGGCCTTGTACGTTCTTGCCGCGCAGGGTTTGCTGCATTCAACGCCGCCAGTCCTTCGGCAGACATAGGTTGTGCAGGTGTAGCACTTTTGGGTACGTACTGTGTTTGCGTAAAATATCGTTGACCACCACTACCGGGGCGTCTGTTAGGGTCATATGTGCCGGGTACAACCTCACGCTGTACATCATATTCTGGTACAGTTCCTTGATAGCCTGTTACGGGAGTGTTAGTACCAATAATGCCTGTACCGCCTAAGATGGCACCGCCTATCTTAGCTATGTTGCTAAAGTTAGTTGTACCGTTATTGTTTGTAAACAAACCACCTAGCGCGTCTAACCCGTCTTCTAAAATACCCATCACATTTCTCCAAGTATTCTTAGTAGCATATCATTTTCATCCTCTACCTGTCCACCCTCTGCGAACCCGCTTGCCGAGGACATTGGCCCCATAGGCTGATTAGCCGCTTTGTTTCGTGTCGTTGTGCTATAAGGGCTAGCAAACAAACCTTCTTGAGACGGGTTAGCGAAGACACTACTGAAGTCATATAAGTAGTCAATGTTCATAGGGTCAGCCGACGACACTGTTGTTTTAGCGCCTTTAAATGCCCCTAACTCTTCCATCTGCACTAGGTCTCGTAACTTTTGTTGTTGGTCTTGCGTATTTATTTGCGTATTAAGTTGAGTGTTTAGCTCGGTCATCAAATCCTGTGTAGCCTGCGTGTCTTGTTCTTGCTGCAGGTAAAGCCCCGTAGCCGGGGTAAACATGGATGTGTCCGCAAGGGTTACGTCTTGGTCACCCTGTAAGGCTGTTTCTAGCAGTGTTTGGTCAGCTATGTCAACGATACCATCTGCATTGACATCATACTGCGCCGTTAACTCTGCGCTGACATTTTCTTGCGCAATTAAGTCGATTACGAAATCAATGTCTGTCTGTGTAACATCGCGTGCAGGTTTACCAATAAGGTCTGCTACAGCGTCTATATCTGCACCGAGACTGGTTTCTACGTCAGAGATGTCACCTGAGAGGCGAGTTTCTGTAAGACCGAGCTCATTTAGGATGTCTGTCTCAGTGTTCCCGATAGCGGTTAGTAGATCAGTTTTTGTCGTGCCAAGCTCGGTAGCTAGATCGGATACAGCTTTCTGTGTGGCCTCATCACGAGCTAACCCTGCATCTTCGTTGTCTTTTATTAGCTTTGTAAGCCGCGTTTCAACGTCACCTATGGTTTCGGTAAGTGCGTCTGTGGCCGTATCTATTTTACCTGATAGAGACGTTTCTGTCTCCCCAATGGCGTCCAGTAAGTCATCTTTGGTAGTGCCAAGTGCGCCTGCTACATCGTCAATGGCTTTCTGCAAGGCTTGGTCTCTATCTAACCCTGCGTCTTCGTATGCTTTAATGGTTGCAAACAACCCAGTAGGGTCTTGGCTTTCGTTGGCTTCGGTATCTGGATCATCCTCTACACCTGCCGTACCTAAAATATCTGCTAGATCACCTACATCTTCGGTTACGCCCGCAACGTCTTCTTTTACTCCAGCTACGTCTTCTTTTACACCCGTTACGTCGTCAATTACTGCGCCGATCTCTTCACGTAAGCGATCTTCAGATAGGCCAATTTCGTCTAGCAGGTCGTCCTTCGTAGTACCTAGATCGGTAGCTAGTTTGTCTACGGCAGCTTGTAGGGCTTCGTCGCGTGTGGCACCTGCCTCTAGTTCGGCGTATATACCTGTGGCGTCTTTTGATTCATCTGCTTCAGTGTTGGGATCATCCGCTACTGCTGGAGAACCCATGATACTTTTAATGACGTTGAACGTAGCCGTGGGCATGTAAGTGCGCAGCTCATCCATTCGGGCGTTTTCAAAGCCTTCAGCATCACCCTCGTAGTCGGAGCCAATCTGCCCTACAAAACGATCAACATCCTCCTGCGTTACATCTACAAGACCTAGTTCCTCGTAAGCTGCACGAACCTCACCTGCGTCAAAGAACCGTGGGTCTACGTACTCGTCAATAGCGGTCTTCTGCGTAACTTGGTAGTTCTCGTCGTTTAGTTGTCCTGTAAAGTCAGCAACCTCTTGGTCTGTCGGGTTATACCCAATAGCACTCAGGAACTCTCTAGCCTCGTCAGAGGTCATTTGCCGTGGGTCTACATACGCACCGATGGCGCTAGTCTGAACTTCCTCAGTTTTAGACGCTACAAACTGTGCTATCTCGTCTGTATCTGCGGTGTAGCCTGTATCAGCGAAGAACTGTGTGGCTTCTTCTAGCGTGGTAGCTAACGGGTCGTATTCTGCGCGAGCGGTAGCCAGTTGTTCTGTTTGGAAGTTCTCAGCTTCGCTTTGTCCGATATATGTAGCAGCAAGAGCTTCTGTGAGTGTCAAACCCTCTTCGTCAGCAATCGCCTGTACTTCGGCCTGTGTTACTTGCCGTGGATCGACGTATTTAGAGATAGCATCTTGCTGTGTGGTCTCCTCGACTTGCGCAACAAATTGCGCAACTTGTTCGTCTGTTGGGTCGTTGTATCCGAGGTCTGCAAAGAACTGGCGCGCTTCTTCGTCAGTTACCTGTCTTGGGTCTACATACAAATCGACATCTGTTTTTGTATCAGTTTCAAAGGTACCTTCACCCTGACCTACACGTGCAGCTACCTCTTCATCAGTGGGCGTATACCCTTGATCTTCAAAGTATTTACGAGCTTCTGCTTCGGTAACCTGTCGTGGGTTTACGTATGGTTCTACACCAGCCTCTGTATCAGCCTCAAAGGTTTCTTCAAGACTCTGACCTACACGGGCGGCTACCTCTTCATCGGTTGGTTCGTAGCCTTGATTTGCAAAGAACTGTCGAGCTTCTGCTTCGGTAACCTGTCGTGGGTCTACGTACCCTGCGACAAGCATTTCCTTCATTTGCTCGGCATTTTTACCGCCTTGGCCTACAAGCCTTTCAACTATCCGGTCATCGGGTACGAACCCTTGATCTGCAAAGAACTGGCGTATTTCTTCTTCGGTTGTGTAGCGAGGGTCTACATACGCATCAATGGCTTCTTTTACGTCCGTTTCTGCGACTTGACCTACACGGGCTGCGACTTCTTCATCTGAGGGTATATAATCAAGATCAGCGAAGAACTGTCGTGCTTCTTCTTCAGTTGTTTGACGGGGGTCTACATACTCTCCTACGTTTGTAGCTACTTGATTTTCAAAACCCTCGCCACCTTGACCTACACGTGCTTCTACTTCTTCATCAGTGGGTTCGTAACCTTGTTCTTCAAAGAACTCACGAGCTTCTTCCTCAGTAACCTGCCGATCATCTACATACTCTTTAATAATATCTATTTGAGCTTCTTCTGAAAGGTCCACGTCTGTGCCGACTAGATCGTTAATCTCTTCTTCGGTTGCTTCGTAACCAAGGCCGTCAAGCACCTCCTGCACTTCTTCCGCATTAACAGTGTTTTCGTCTATTACTTCTGCAATATCTTCTTCTGTTACGTTGCCGTCACCAACTATGGCGTCAATTTGGTCGTCTGTTAGCGTTACACCCTCTGCTGCCGCTGCCGCTGCCGCTTCTTCTCGTGTTGTAAAGAGTGGGTCTATATATGCAGCTACTTCGGCGGCTAGGTTTGCATCAGACTTAACCCCTGCAAATTTATCATATGCGGCGGTAGCGTTATCACCCGTAAATGCAAACTCTGGATTACTAAGTTTTATATAGTCTGCTACTTCTTGTTCGGTAGTGAAATCAGTATCATGCGCGACATTTAAGAGCGCGTTAACTTCAGTATCGGTAGTAAACCCAAGACTGCTCAAAGCCTCTTTAGTGTCAGCTACGCTTACGTTGTTTAACTTACCGTCTACTAATACTTTTCTAACTTCAGGGTTTACAGCTATCACAGCATCTACAAGGGCATTACCTGTATACAACCCTGCCGCGGTACCTGCCCCTGCGAGTTTACCCATTATAGCGGCTTCCGTGACGTTCCCTGCTACGTCATACGAAGGATCAATCTGACTCAGTACAGTACCTGTGTAGTATGCTGGTAGTCCTTCTTCTACGGTTTCGGTCGCCCCCTCTTTGACAACAACTTTTCCGCCCTCTACTATTTTTCTTCCAAGCGTGTCATAGGCTTCGGTGAAGAACTCACTCCCACCTTTGTCACCAAAAATAGATTTGTTTAACGCCTGACCACCAATCCCTGCCGTAGCCAGCATAGTTATCAGCGCCACACTACCCGCCTTCTGGGCTACATCTAACGCATAAGTCGTGGCATCTTCTTCAGAGGCATCAGGGTACATCTTTTGGTATGTGGCGTAGGCTTCGTCAAAAGCACCCGCGGCGGTACCCCCAAAGGCTTCTGCACCATCAAGAACAACCCCCGTGCCTATAGCTACACGAGAGGCAACTTTTCTAGCATGAGCTTCACCCGCCTCTAAAAGAGCTTTTTTAGCTATGTTACCCGTACCACCTGATGCAAGTAGGATTGGTATTTCTTGTATTAATTCAGTAACTACGTTTTCTGCGATCCACTGCACGGGGTGGTCATAGATGTTGCCAAATACAGCCTTTGTTTTTAGGTACGCTTTTTGCGCCGTAGTGGGTTCTTGGCCCGGGTTAGCAGCACGCCACTCGGCATCGTAGTTTGCAGAATTAGCTCGCATATCTTCCGCTGCGGCCTTCCACTCATCCGATTTTAAATCACCCGCAAGTTTGCCCGCGCGTTCTGCAAACCTTCCAACCATATTGTCAGGGTTTGCTCCTGCAATAACTGAGAGGCCAGACACTGCGCTACTTATTTCTGCCACTGCGCTAACCGGAAGACTAGCTAAATTTTTCCACCCGTCGAACTCTGTACCGTCTCCTTGCACCCGCGCGGCGGCAATTTTCATCATAGTGTCGTAGTCAGGCGGCGCATATTCTGCTGAATAGAACGCATCAACAAGATCAGGGCTAGGCACACCACCTTGAAGGTCGAACATACTACCTACTGGGAAATACTGTTGTACTTCCTCCACCGTGTATTCACCCGAATCTACAAGCACATCCTGTATCTCTTGTGTTACAGGTGTGGTGCCATCAAACGTAATTGTGTTGCCCGTATATTGCACAGGTTGAGACAGAACACCGTACTCTGGGTCATACACAGTACCGGACATCACCGTGTCTTCGTCTTCAACGCGCTTTGTATATTCTTTAAATTCTTGTAGTACGTCGGCGTAATCTACAGTGCCGTCTATTATTTTGCCCGTAACCCCGTCTTTGTAAGGTACAAGGTTATACCCAGCATCTTTTAACGCTTTAAAGTGTTCTGGTAATATTACACCGCCCTTGGGTCCAGACTCTCCTAAGATATTTGCCATATCCGCGGTTATTCGATCTATGACCTGTACCGCGGGCATTCTGTTACGTAACGACTCCATGGTCGGAGCATCGTATGACGTAGCCCCTGCGCCGTACTCTGCGTACGGGTCAACTTGTTGTTTACCATCAGGAGTTTCTACGTAATACATGTTTGTTTCAGGGTCGTAAGTGTACCCTTCACCGTACGCATCTGGATTGGCTTGGTTTAGGTCCGCAGGGTCAAAGACCTGCGCCCTACTACTGTTGTTCAAGTAGTGTGTGTATACATCTTCACTTGCATCTAGCCCGTTAAGCCTACGATATGTGTCCTCATCAATCCCGGGCCGTAGAGTAGTGGCTACAACCCTGTTAGTTTCAGCGTAGATTGGTTTCATGGCCTCCTCGAGGTCAGCCATGTCAGACATAAGGTACTGTGTATTTTCGTCGTATGTAGCTTGTAAGCCCCCAAGCTGCGATACATATGTGCTGTGGTCTGCTTCGTATTGATCCATTTGCGGTTTAATTTCCGCGTAATACGAATCAAGATCATCTGCATATGTATTAAATTCGGTAGCTGCGGAGTTGAGCGCGTCAAACGTGGCTTGTGTAGGATTCGCGTTGTGTGCGTCTAGTGCAGTGTTATACACGCCCTTTAGGCGATCTTGCTCTTGAACACGACCATTTAAATCTGCGCGTAGTCCGTTAAACCCGTTTGTTGCTTCAGTAGCTTTTGTTTCTACTTCTCTAAGTGCCGCCGCTGCCTCTTCTACCGCTGCGCTAGTGCCAGACACCTTGTCAATGAAACTGTTTACAGGCTTGTCTACTACCTCTGTCAGGGCGGCTGCGCCTGCGGCGTCCAACGTACCAAAAAAAGCATCAGCGGTAGAGCCGCCTGCTATGGCCGTAGTCGCAGCATTAGTTACCGCAGAGGTAAGAACCTTAACTCCAGCATCGTCTATGCCAGTATTTTCACTTATAAAGTCTGATACAAACTCTGTAACGCCTGTATACTTACCTACAATGCTACCTACTTGCGCAGCAGATATTTCACCTCCAGTAAGTTCAGCGGTCACACCTGCAACGACAATATCTTTTAATCCGTCTTGCAGGTTCTCCCACCCAGATGTGATTGGGGCGGCAATATCGCTCACTGCATCTGTTACTGTATCCGTCACCTTGTCGGTAACTGTTTCAACGTCGTCACCGAATTTACTATCTAGCTTATCGGAAATTTGACCGATAGTAGCGCCCACAGCAGAGTTAAGACCACCTTCTAAGAAAGCGTCAAGCGGGTTTTGCCCGTATATAATAGCAGTAGCCGCGGCTTCCGTTCCCCCAGCAACAGCCGTTTGTACCACCGTAGTTACCGCATCGCTAACACCTGCGTTCGTTGCGACTTCTGCGATTGTGGGATTGATATTGGTACCTACAACGTCGCCAACTTTACCACCTACATATGATACCGCAGCGGATTTAAGAGCGTCATCAATATCTCCACCTTTAGCTAAAGTAGACGCACCGTCGATAAGTGGGATAGCCCATGTGTTCCCCGTGGCTACTGCGGCGACCTTGGCTATAGTAGTGATAGGATCATCTACAACGGCTTCGATTAAATCGCCAACACCTTCAACAACGGGTTCGATTACTTCGTCTACAGCCCATTCAACAGCGTCCCCGACAGCGCCAACTACGTCTTCAACAATATCAACAGCACCGCCAACAACGTCCTCGACAAGGTCAACGGCACCGCCGACTACATCGCCAACAATATCCGCCGCGCCACCAAGAACATCTCCAGCGAAATCAACAACGTTTTTAACGGCTTTGACTACGACTGCCATATTACATAATTTCGCTTAGAGGTATTTTACCCAAAGTAATGTACGCACGGGAGCTACCATCTGCTTTCCGTCCTACGGCGATTTCACTGTCACCTTTGTCTGTGTACCGTTTCCATGTCTTGAACGCGCTATCATATACGTCGCCCTCGTAATCAGATACGTATCGTTTGACACCTATTCTTTGCATATGTGTAAAATACTTTAACCCGTTGGCTATAAAGTTTTGTGCAGTGTCTATGTTAAACGCGCGACCCCACATCAAATCTTTGTTTTTACCCTTACCTCTATGACCGAGAAAAACAGTGTTTCCTACCTGCACCATGTCAACGTCTTTCATGGTCATCTCCTTTGCGATACTTGCCATAGCAGCATCTGGGGGCACCCCACCTAAATCAAGCTCTTTGATTACCATAGTAATAACCGTAGGGGCAGGTAACGGTCTTGCCTTACTATCTATTACAGTTAACATCCTACACCTCCGTAGAAAAAATTGCCGCAGAGTATATATTACCCATGCCAGCGGCTAGACTAAGGAACGGCCCTCGTGGGGCTGGCGCATCGTAGGACAGGAACACGTCATCGTCTTCAGTCCTATTGAGGATTTGTGGTACAATACCGCGTTTCATGTCATTTAGCAACAGCCCTGTCTCCAATAACCCACTAGCACTTAACGTATGTCCTATACGGGGTTTATATGATGTAGCTACAAACGTATCAAGGCTACGCAATAGCGCGGCTTTCTCTGCTTTATTGTTAGCATCGGTGCCAGTCCCATGCGTCTTTACCACATTAACATTTTCCTTGCGTACCCCTGATACATGTAAGGAACCGTCGATAGCTTTAGAGTATCCTTCACCATCAGGGCGTTGCCCAAGAGGGTTTGTGTTGTTCTCCGCAGATGTATACGCGCCTAAAAACTTAGCCATAGGCTCTGACATACCCGCATGTTCTTTCTCGAACACCGCAAGTGCTGCCCCCTGCCCAACGTGGAATCCTGTGTTGACGCCATCAAACGCGGATGGTTTGCGATCAGGTTCTTCTGATAACTGTATACTAGCTTTAGCGTCCCCAAAAAACTCTAGTGAAGGTATGCACACAGAATCCTCGCCCGCCAAGACAATAACTCTATCAAACCCGTAGTGCCAAAACAGGTTCTGCATATCCATAAGCACTTTTAGGCTAGAAGCGCAGGCGCTAGCGTCCGTAGATACATGGTCATGTACATGGAATATACTAGCGATACGCCCCGCGTAGATATTGGTGAGCGTAAGGAACGGTATCTTGGTCTTGTAGTGTAACTCGGCTTCTGTATTTCGGTCGTACCGCCCACTCGTACCCATCCAGCCCTGACTACCGGCAGCAAACAGGAAGGCTGTCTTACCTTTGACTGGGTTATCTACGACATAATCTATTGTTTTCTGCAGGATAACTTTGTCAAACGCTTTGTGCGGGGGGTAGAATAGTCCTGATTTAGCACGTCTAAAAGTATCTTTTACAATGTGTACGCTCTGCGGAAACGCTATGTCTTCGTAGGTAGTTCTTTCCGTAGTACACAGTGTTTCACAATGTGTCATATAGATCATGTAACAGTCTCCATAGCAGCTTCTACGGAGTCAAAGTCTTTGTTTTTGTTCTCCAACATATAATCCCGTACCTCACGTAGAGAGCCTACAGGTATATTGAAGTCTTCTGTTTCTGGAATACCGTATATGTCAGATATAAGCACTAGAGTGAGGGTCACATCCAAGCTATCTAGCCCGATGTCTTCTTCTTTAAGAGAAATATCTAGTGTTGTCGGTTTTGTGTAGTCGTCTAAGTGAGGTTTAGTTTCGCGGACGCAAGCGTCGAATAGTTCTAAAAAGTCCATTTTGCACCTGTTTGTTAAGGGTGCTTTTACTATACATTGCTAACAAAGGAGATGTCTATAGATGCTGACGGTATACCGGGGTGTGGTGACGTAGCAGCCTCTGTGTGTAAGTTTAGCTGAGTATCGCCTGTTGACCAATAGACCTCTATGTAGTCATTTGCTACCAAGGAGACGGTAAACCCCCAGTGCACAACGTAATCGTCGTTACCTTTTACATCAAACATATGCCCTGAATACGCTATAGCACTACCATTCTTCTGTTCCCAAACGGTTATAGGCGTTTCACTAGAGTTGTTATGTTCTAGTTGTAATGTAACATCAAACTTGTACACACCGGGGTTTTGTACGTTAATCCTGCTATTATTAGATAGAGTAACTGCACTGTTATACGAGGTGTTATTGAACGTAACTGCATAACCTGTGTTAACCACGGACGCAGTTTGATCCTGCGTGCTATAGAACGCTGCACAGGGGTTATACAAAAATTTACCGCCCACATCAGTGCTAAGTAAAGTGTTAAGCGAGTTTACAAGGCGATTAAAGAATAGCCGTAACACGTTGCTATTCTGATCCATGTACGGACGTTCATAACCTTCAGGCGCTAAAGGAAGCGCGGGTGTAGCTACCCTGTCGATTTCGTTAGGCATTACCGTCTCCCATCAGGGCGCATGTCAATCCTCGGTGCGCCAAGCTGCCATGTAACACCTTCCCCTGTGGATTCGACCTTCATAGCAAGCTGCCTGCCTCGCACGCGGGTGTATATTTGCCCTGTGTATTCCTCTACAGGAAGCACAGCCGTACGTGTTATCGTACGTGAATTACTGCCACCTTCAGACAAAGGACTGTTGTACCCAGACCCAGAATTGGCAAGTGGTAGCAACGTCATCGTCGCACTGGGGGAACCTGTTGTAGACCCGTCAAACCGAATGTCCGGTAGAATACGCCATATAAACGCAAACTGGTGGCCGTCTTCTAAGTCAAACTCTGCGGAAGCAACAAACGCATGTATAGGCGCAGTGGTGCCCGTTTCGTTGTCATCTACACCTTCTTCGTGGTTCACAAGGTTGTAAGTGTATGTAGCCGCTAGCGGGTTACCACGCAGGCCGGAATCCAGCCAAGCAGTACGCGCCATTGTGCCATAGTACCAAATGTCTTCTAGGTAGTTATAGACTACGTAACGGTCTATGTTTGTTTGGTCTGTAGAGCAGTAGAACCACCATACTTCGTGGTATGACTCGTTAGTACCTGCAAACACTTGGTCGTATTGCTGTTCATTAAAGTCTCCAAAGATAAACTTACGGAGATCACAACGTAGTGGTTGAGTGCGCCCATCATACTTGTAGAATTTATCTTTGCCCATCCAGTAGGCTACACCATTAGCATAGGCTACACAGTTTTGTGATGCTGTAGATATGTTCTCACCTACAAGTTGTGCAGACCAGACCACAGGAGCGCCCACATACTGCATAGAATAGAGCGCCGCATCAGTCCAAACCAACACCTCTTGTCTAGCTTGTTTAGAAGCTATGATCTCAGTGCCACGAGATAATGTAAGGAACCCTGCCTGTGACGTAACAGAGGGTGTCCAGTCTACTACGCTACCTTGATCTGACCACCGCACCAACATGGGGTTTACTATAGCCGTACCGAACTCATTTGCGCCGAAGGCGAACACAAAACGGTTGATGTCTGATATTTCTATGAGCTTCTGGCTGGTAGGTACGCCACTAGCGCCCCCCAAGGTGGATAGCTCCACAGCACGAGTAGTTATGCCACTGGTCGCGTCCCAGTAGTATATTGGTCCATTTCGAGGCCCAAATACAAGGTCTTCGCCAAAGTTAGATTGACTCCAAAGACGTATAGATTCTGTAGACGTAGCGCCTACACCCCATGTACCAGAACCCCACGAAGATGCGCCCCAACCTGTTAGCGGTATGGCAAACGCTGTACCTACGTTAATTTGATACGCCGCTGTGACTGTGCCACCACCTGTTGCGCTAGAAGAAGCTGCGGAACCCGCGTCTATTGTATACTCGTTAAGAGTTGTGGTCAGCGTTATTTGATATTCGCCGTTTAGTGTAAGTCCGCCCACGGCACTAGCACCGCTGTACGTAACAAAATCTCCATCTGTGTACCCACTATTTGCATCAGTGACGACTACAATAGGAGAACCAGAAGTTGTTTCAAACGGGTTAGTTAACGTCACTGTAGCACGTAATGGGGTGATGTCGTTGTACGCCCCACCGTTTTCTATGTAATATTTAAGGTTCGTGCCAACAGCGATAAGGTTCTGACTACCTAGTGTTACCCAGTTCCACAATGACCTGCACACCCCTTGAAACGTGGTAGCAGATATACGCTGCCAGCCGCCTATTTTCTCAGGTGTACCTTGACGAAAACGTATCTTGTCACACTCGTACCAGCCACCTTCGCTCGTATAGCGTGTGTTCTCGCGGTTCACACCAGACTTCAAAAGTAGCTTCTTTAAAGGCATCATAGGTCTCCATTTACTAAGGTATTACACCATACCTACGATTTAGTCCATTAGCTCAAAGTGTGGGCCGTCGATAAATGGAGATTTTCCTTGGCTGCGGCGCAAGTCAACGTAGGCATTATAGGCTTCTTCCATTGTGCCATCCCAATCGCGGATGTCATTGATATGCCAAGCTGCGCCCCAACGCATGGCAACACCTACGTCAATGGCAGCTTCCTTAACTGCATCAGCAATGTCAAAGTACAACTTTATTTCCCACGATCCACGCGAACCCACATAAGCCATGAGGTCGAGAGCGTTGCCGTCAATGTGCTTAGACTTCATAGTTTTGGACGCACCTTTGTTATAAAGCTCACGCTGCTCTTCAATGGTTCTAAGCCCACAGATTACACCAAAGTCTGTTTCCGTATGTCCTATAGCCGCTTTTGCAACGGCAACTAAACGCTCGTCTACGCCTTCCATTCGGTCAAGGCTACGTTGTGATAGTTTGTATGTCATTTCATTTCCTCTTAAACAAAGCCTGCGCACCGCGCACACCGAAGCTGGCGCTTATTGCGATACCTAACGAATAAAAATACCAGTCCGGTGCTTTATTAAGCTGCTCGAACCCACGATCTACCCAACCCTCGGCACCGGGAATGAAGGCTAAAATCAGCGGGATTGACAGCACAATTACAAACCACTCGTCTTTCCAGCTTGATTTGGCACCCTCTGCCATGATGCGTTCCCAATCGGCAACGCTAGTCTTCTCAGAAAGAAGTATCTGTGCCTTGGCTTTAGCCTCGGTCAACTTTAATTCGGCAGCGGCAGCGTTCTTGTCAGCCTTGCCTTGGAGCCAAGACCCCGCAAGGTTAGCTACTGGACCTATCAGAGCTTGAAGCATTTTTACTCTCCATTGCGTTAAAACCAAAATACGCCGCGGCAATGCCTGAAGCGCCAATTACATACACAGCCGCGATTTCAGCCATCAGTTTCGCAGCGGTGTCTAAACCCACCACAGAAGCCACTAGGATGACCAAAGGGTAAAGAATCATACCAGACAACGCAAACCACGTCATGCGCCTCTGCGCGTCTCTCTTGGCGTCTGCGTCTTCCATTCGGCGGCGGCGATCTTCCAGCATGATCTCATGCTCAACTGGATCAATCTTGCCATTCCCGTTCAGATCGTATTCATTTGGCATCTTCTAAACTCCTTGCAGATGTCTCTGCCACTCTCTTGTCTGACGTTATTATAACGATCTTTCCTGATTTGTCATATACAACGTATTTTCCTTGTTTATTTCGGTATAACCTCAAAGCAATATACCACCGTGGTGCTGTTAGTTATTAGAACCTTGGCTCTCTCAAGCTCTTCTTGGCACTCCAACTCTGTTGGGAATTGCTCAAGTTGATAATGCTCTAACTTGTTATTTGTAAACATAAACCACACCAAGAACCACATAGCTCACTCTCTCTGCTCTTTCTCTCGCCTTAAAAGCACCAGTACCTCTGAGAATGGACGCCCC